ACCGAAGAGTGCGACGATTATATTTGTAGTACAACAAATACTGATAAGCTAGTAAAAAAAATAACTATGGAAAAAAAAATAAATGTTTCTGATGATGAAAACGATGTGTTAGATGATGATGATGAAGATGATGACGATGAAGACGATGATGACGATGATGACGACGAAGACGATGATGACGACGAAGACGATGATGACGATGATGACGACGAAGACGATGATGACGATGATGACGATGATGATGAGGATGCTAATACTAAAGTGTTTGATATAAAAGAACCATTAGCACTTAATAAAGAATTTTATGAAACAATTCAATCGAGTCAAACACCTAGTAATACTAGTAATAATGTAGAACTAGTTGAAATTAGTAGCACTTCAAATTATTTAAATAATGACGAAGACATATTTATTAAAAATTTACCAATTGTATTGAGTGATTTTAATGAAGAGTTAGAAGCTAGTTCGAAAGTAATTACTTTAGAAAATAATTCAGAAACAATACAAAAAGTAGAAAAAAAGAATTATAGCAAAATGAGAATAGATGATTTAAGAGCACTTGTTGTTACAAAAAATATATTAGACAATGAGGAAGCATTAAAATTGAAAAAAAATGACTTGGTTAAATTATTGCAAAAATAAATATTATAGTTAATATATATATAAAAATGGAGTCTGGACTAATGATGTTAGTGCATTCTGTAATAATTGGAATTGTATTATATGTAATAATGGTATATGGTCTTAAACAGAGACATGTTGTTGCGGAAAATAGAAGTATACTACTGGCAGCGTTAGCGTTAATATATATGATTGTATTCGGACATGGACTACCTGGAAAAATAAATAGAGATTTGTTTTAGAGAACTATGTTTTAGAGAACTATGTTTTATAGAACTATGTTTTATAGAACATTATTTGGTATTATTTAGTATTATTTGGTATTATTTAGTATTATTTAGTATTATTTGTTGTAATTAATTTAGAAATTAATGTTATAAAAATTAATATTATTACTATATAATATTAATTTTATGAGTTGGGGAACTTGCTATAATGGTTCAAATAATATTCATTTTAATTATCCACCATTAATGGATGACTCAAGATTATTTAGCGATTATAATTCATCCGTTTTAAATGATAATGTTTTGAAGCATAGAAATAATATACGAACAAATAGTGATTATAGAAAATATTTACAAACAAATAGTGATGCGCTAATTAAAAATAATCAATTAATTGCTTGTAATGAATGTAGTGTATGTCCTTATTATAATAGCACAAGTTCTAATAATGCTAATAGTAAAACACCATATATTTTTATGTCTACTTTGACACAAGATCAACCATATGGTTATGAAACTAGCAACTTAAAAAATATATATTTAAGTAAACAACAGTTAGACGCTCAAAAACATGTTACAAAGTATATTATTAGTAATTAGTATTTAGAAATTAATAAAAAGTAATTTAAAGAACTATATTATATTTAATCTATTTTTATCTATTTTATATATTTTTATTATATTATTATTATATAAAAATATGAATTTTTTCGATAATTTGATGACTCCTCTTAGTCGCGACCATTGTATGTTATTTTACTATCTTGGACTAATAAGTTTGTTTTTTGCCATAGCTGCGCTTATTGGTTTTATTTTGGGTTTATTTAGAAAGAATAGTCAATATGCGATGGGCGCATATTTTATGTCTTTCTTAAGTAATATGATTTTATACTATATTTCAAGAATACATTATTCTATATGCGTAGCTGCGTTACGTTAATAGTTAAGTAGTTAGTAATAACTTTACAAATAACTATATAATACTTATTTAAACAAGTATTATATAACTATGAAATTATTAAGTATTGATATTGGTATAAAGAATTTAGCATTTATTATACTTGAAACAAATGAAGCTAATGATTTTAAAATAATAAAATGGGATGTATTAAATTTGTGTAGCAACAATAATAATTGCACACACCATTTATGTAAAAACAAACCAGCTTTTTATAAAAATAATACTTATTATTGTAAAATACACGCAAAAAAAACAGACTATAGCATTCCATTGTGTAATATTAAAACATTACATAAACTATCACTTAAAAAGCTTATTGCACTGGCAAACGAATATAAGCTGGTTTTTGATAAATCTAGCAACAAATCTAGCATAATAGCTTTATTAGAAACTCATTTAAACACACATTGCTTAGAAGCAGTTCAAAGCGTCAGTGCAAATACTATAAACTTGGTTCATATTGGAATTAATATTAAGGATCAATTAAATGAATTATTTAAAGACTACAATATATTGACATTGGATAAAATAATTTTAGAAAATCAAATAAGTCCAATCGCAAATCGGATGAAAACTATTCAAGGTATGATAGCTCAATACTTTATAAATTCTAACAATTATAATATATATTTTATTTCCGCAACTAATAAATTGAAATCATTTTTAAAAGATAAAAGCGATTCATTAAGCACTAATATAACCGACATAAGCAATACAAGCGATTCAATAAGCACTATAAATAATAAAATTACTTATGCCCAAAGAAAAAAATTAAGTATTTTTCATACAAAAGAAGTATTGCAAAAATATAATATGAATAATGAGGTCTCTTTTTTTTCCGGTCATTCAAAAAAAGATGACTTAGCTGACTGTTTTTTACAAGCTTATTATTATATTAATATTAAAAATTAAATAACAATTTAATAACAATTAAATAACAATTAAATAACAATTAAATAAATAATTTAAATAAATAATTTAAATAAATAATTTAAATAAATAATTTAAATAAATAATTTAAATAAATAATTAATTTAATTATATTAATATTGTTTGCGGAGTATTTAAAAATTAAACTTCTATTTAAATCATAATAGGATTTATGGAAATAGTTGAAATAGAGCCAGATATTTTAAATATTGATAGCTTTAGCATTCCAGATTTTAAGTTTGACGAATCATTTGACAATGATGACATAGTTAAAAGCAAGCCAACCTCAAATTTTGGCGGAGGTATTGAGCTGTTAATGAATGTTAAAAATAAGAATGATAAAAAAGCGAGTTCGTCAATTGATATTGAAGATATTACAAATTTAGAAAGCGAATTAAATAATCTAGCATCTAACATAAGCGACACAGAACAAACTAAAGAACCAGAAAAACCATTTTATCAAGACAGTGACACTAAAAAAGAAATAAAATATGGGCAAAGCACTACAACTAAAAAATCAATATTTGGTGATTTATTTGGTTCAAGTAAAGTAGATGGTGAAAGTGTTAAACCTGTTACCCAAAATGTTGACTCTGATGTAAATAATTTAGGCAAATCAACTGCAAATATGAATGAAACAAAAACTTGGGATGGATATGGTAAATTTAATAACATTCCAATAAATTTAGAACAAGCTCAACAAAAACCCCAACTAACAAAGGAAGAAGAGCTGCGTGAAAAATTCAAATATGTACGCAAGTTAGATGACCTAGAAAAAAAAGGCATAAGCTTGTCTAAACGTTATACTATGGATTCTGATTTAGATGAAATGATTGGTGAATATGAAACAATTATTGCGGAAAAAGAGAAATCAAACGCGATTAAGTTTCAAGGCAAAATGATGATGGCTTGTATAACAGGATTAGAATTTTTAAATAGCAAATTTGACCCATTTGATATAAAATTAGATGGTTGGGGTGAACAAATAAATGAAAATATAGATGATTATGATGAAATTTTTGCCGAATTACACGAAAAATATAAGTCTAAGGCAAAAATGTCTCCCGAATTAAAATTATTGTTTCAATTAGGTGGTTCTGCTATAATGGTCCATATGTCTAATACATTATTTAAATCTTCTATGCCTGGCATGGATGATATTATGAGACAAAATCCCGAATTAATGAAACAATTTACACAAGCAGCCGTCAATACTATGGGACAAACTAATCCAGGGTTTGGTGGTTTTATGAATGGACTTTTTGCTGGAAACAATGGATCATCAAATAATAATAGTAATAACGGCTATACTCCAGGATTTGGAAGCACTATGCCTCCAAATGTAAACTCTGGCCCTCCACCAATGTCTGTTGAAACTAAATTGCCAGAACGCAGCCAACGCATGCCTAATTTAGCTAATCGTCCTGATATTAATTCCGCGCGTGGAATTGATATAACAAATAATGAAGCAAATCCATATGAACAAGAGAGAATAACGCGTCCAGAAATGAGAGGTCCAAGTCTTACAACTCCTCAAAGTCAAAGTCAAAGTCAAAGTCAAAGTCAAAGCATATCTTCATTATTAAATGGTTTAAAAGCTAAACAAACAGACTCAAATGCGAATGTTAATGAATCAAGCACAATTAGTATAGATGATTTTAAAGATTTAACTAACGCAAGAATACCGACAAAATCAAAACGAAGACAAAAAAGTGATAAAAATATAGTAAGCTTAGATATTTAAATAGTATAAATTATAATTTATAAACATTATGAACTATATTTATATAAAAGTATGAAATTAGTATTATTAACTTATGACTAAATATAATAGTCCAAATTATTTAATAAAATATGGCTATACTAATCTAAAATCATTTACAATAAATTTAGATGATTATAAAAGTAATTATATTAAACAAGCAGCAGAATTATTAAAATTAGGACTTGTTAGTGAGAGATTTAGTGGAGTAAATGCTTTAAAAGATGAACACTTTAAAACTAGCTATAAAAAATATGTGTCTAATTTTGCGTTAAATTATACACCAAAATCTGTAATTGGGTGCGCTTTAAGTCATATAATGTGTTGTAAATATATATATAAAAACTATATAAAGAAGCAAAAGACGCATAAACAAGACTATCCTAATTATTTTCTTATAATGGAAGACGATGTGTTTCCGTTATATGAAAAAGACGAGTTTTATGAAAAATTAAATAAAACATTGTATGATATACAAATTTTGGATAGTAATTGGGAAATTATTCAGCTTCATAGTGACGGTATTATGCCAACAATAGAAACTTATAGCACTCATATTGGTTCAATAAGCGCGGCGGCATACTTAATATCTAAAAAAGCAATAAAAAAAACACTAAAATCTAAAATATATAGTCATATTGATTTAATACATCATAATTTTATTAATTATAATAAATATAGGGCAAAAGAGAACCTATTTTATAGCGATGAAAAGACAAGTTTAAATAGGATTGTATCATATAGGCTAAGTAGTTATAGCTTACTTTTAAAATCTAAACTGTTTGAATTAATAAATTATTATACAAATATAATTCAGTTGCGTGGAGAGAAGAAGTTTTTACATTATTTTGAATATAAAGTATTTAAAGAACCCTTTTTTAATAAAGAGTTTAATACAAATGATATTATTGATTATTTTATTGGATTAAAAATATTAAGCAAACTATATTATTATAAAAATTAATTAGCATTTAATGCGTGTTTTATGTTAAAATTATATTACTATTTTAACATAATACTTTATTTATATTCTAATGACTAGTATTGATAGTTCACATAATAAATATGATGTTTCCTATAATATAAAAGAAAATGACTTAAAGCGCAGTGACTTAAAGGCGCAACAAACTATAAATGAAAATGACTTAAAGCGCAGTGACTTAAAACCAAAAAGAACATTGCTTCAAAAAATTATAAAACTACATATATTTTTTTGTGTTCAAGTAACTACAATATTAGTAGCAACACTTATAGCAACTAGATTTTATAAATGTTATGATGTATTAATATATTTTTCTTTTGGAGCATTTATTTCAATATTATTTATTGCGGCTTATTCTTTATTATTAAAATTTCATGTCTTAGCATGTCGCGAGTTTAATGAAAAATACAATACTACTATTTTTAATTTATGGAAACGCTATGTTCCGTACGATGAAACAAGCTTTTTTCCAGCTATGGCATCGTTTGCCATAGTTTGGCATATAGCTTTTGCGCTTTTAGCATTATATTATGTTAAAGGCTTTATCACAAATTCTATAACTACAAATTATTCATATATTACTAGCTATATAGCATTAGTGTTATTATATGTTATGAATTATAATAGTGGATTTAAATTATATAATAATTCGTTAAAAATGACAATAACAGAATTTAATGTAGCTATGGCTATTCTTTTCTCAATTAGTGCCGGAGTAATATATTATTTTGAAACTATAAAAAGTAACTATTTAAATACTAACTGTTTATTATATTTATTATGAGTTATTGTGAAGAAAATAGGTTTCAACCGAAGCTAATATGTGCTAAAGGAGACATGTTATTGTCTGAAATTAAAAACTTTAACTTTAACATACGAAGCTATAATTTAGCATTTACTATTCAGGTTCCAAATACAAATTCAAATGTTGCTAGTCTTACTGGTTTTGAAATATATGATTTATTAGAAGCGCAAAATAAAGAGCTAATAGAAAAAATAATTATACTTGATAAAACAGAAAATGAAGCTACATTATGTATATTAATCTCTCATATTGCCAAAGAAATTGGAATAAAACAAAAATATATGCTTTTTAGAAGCACTAAAATACTGAATAAGTTAAACAATTCAGTAACCTTTTATAACAAAGATGTAAAATTAATATGTGAGCAATTAAAAGACGACTATTTAAAACAACTTAATTTAATTAATTCTAATTATGAAGCGCTAATATATAATTATGGCAAAACTCAAATAAATGTTTATAATGATAGCAATGATGTATCAAGCGTTAAATTTAATATAGATTTTCAAGTTATTGTAGATGATGATTTACCGCTATATATGGAAAATTTAGTTGGATTAATGTTTAAAAAGATGTTTTATAATCTTAAAAATTATTTTATTAGCGCAAGCTAGTAGTTTTTATTTACATTAAGCATTAATTAAGCAATAAATAAGTTTTTATATATTTTAAATTATAAAAATATATAAAGTTATATAAAAATATAACTTAAGTATATTTAATATGTATAGTTTTTTAAAAAACTATAGCAAACATATTAGTGTTTGTTATCGTATTATAAAATTAGTAAGTGTATTAACATATACACTTACACACTTTTATGTTAATAAAATGCTAACTGTTTATTTATTTAAACAGCAACCTCAGTCCAGATTGAGTCTAATTAAAGCATTATGCTTGAAATTGGAAAAACTAAATGGCGTATATATTAAAATATTTCAATCATTAGCTTTAAACGAAGATTTATTATATGATGATGAAAAGGATTATTTAATTAACTATTGTGATAATGTTCCATATAGCAGTGATTGTATTGACTATAAATTGTTAAGTGATTTACACGAAACTTATAAAATTAGTGTGCTAAGCGCAATACCTATAAACAGTGGAATAGTTGGACTAGTATTTGATGGATATGATAGCTCCAATACAAAGGTTGTAGTTAAAATGTTAAAACGCAATATAATTAATGACTTGAGAGATTTATTTGACGATTTGCTATATATATCATATGTGTGTAAGCTTATTCCCTATATTAATTCTTTTAATATAACCAAATTAGTATTAGACAATAAAGAATTAATGCTTCAACAAATAGATTTTATGAAAGAAGCATATGCGCTAGAGAGATTTGCCGAAAAATACAAAAATAATAAAGAATACAGATTTCCGAAGGTCTATAAAAATATTACTCAACGCTATAATCAACTTTTAGTAATGGAAAATATAAAAGGACTAACGCTTAAAACGCTTGAAACTATGGATGACACTGTTAAAGAAGAATTTGCTTATATATATATAAAATTTGGAATATTGGGTATTTTAAATTATTCAGCTATTCATTGCGACTTACATTGTGGAAATGTGTTTTTTTATATAAATGAATGTACTAACGATTACACGCCCAAATATCAAATGGGGGTTATAGATTTTGGATTAACCTGTTTTCCAAATAAGTTAAATCAAAATGCGTATTATATATTTTTAACACAAGTCTTAATAAATAAAGATTATAGCCAACTTTTTACAGTTTTGCACAATGTTATTGAAGAAAAGGAGAGATTTAATGCTATGCCTCAATTAACTAAAGAAGCATTAAAAAAAGAAATATGTGACACTATTGAATTGTGCGTACATAATGAAATAAATCCAAAACTAATAGCGGACGTTTGTAAAATATTTAAAAACTACAATTTGAATTTTACAGAAGAATTTCATAAATTAGTATTGTGCCTATTAAATGTAAATAGTTTTGGAAACAAATTGTCAAAAGATGTCTCTGCTTGTCAAATGAAATTGTTAAATAACTTAACTAGTATACATAGATTATTGGAGATACCATAAAAATATAAAAGTATAATAATTAGTCTCTCTAAAAAAAATATAATACTTAAAAATACAAATTCTATTTTTAAGTATTATGCACTTAGCTCGATGTTAGTCTTTACTAACTCATGAACATTAGTATGATTTTCAAAGACTATATTAGCTTTGCTCGACCTAACTTGTCTTTTATGACATAAATAGTGAATTCTAATAATAGCTACTAAAAACGCTCCAATTAGCCCAATAATTGTTCCAATATAAAATACGTCCATTGTTATACCAACACTAGCATTATTATTTTTATCATTTTGTGGCGGGAAAAATGAATTTACTAATACGCTAGGGGAAGTAACATTCATAATAGCTTGCGCCTTGTTTATTATGACTTACCTTATACCTTCTTTAAAGTTTAAATAAGGCAGTTCAATTTTATTTATGCAATTTTATTTAACAAAAAAAACATGCATTACAAACACGACCCAATTGTTTAGCATATATGGAAAATCGCATATTGACATGCTTTGACTTGGTTTTTCCAATGAACTTCGATTGCTTGTTCCGTTGCCCAATCAAGAAGGCTCAAGTCGTAATGTGGTGTTTTTTTCAACCACTTTTGTGGAGGCATAGGTAACTCACTTGGATCAGGTGAAGCACACATAATGTCACAATTAGCCTCTTCACACATTCGCCGCGCCAAAAACCGACACTTGCATCTACAGACCCCGAACCTATGATTCTCTGTATCCAATACATCAATAGCATCAAACTCATAAACAGTAGGCAACACATAACGCGGTCTTAGGCACTGGTGACTCTTGCAACATTTGCACTCATTGCACTTAATCATCTTCTCTTGCCATGACTTTCCCTCGAAATCAGTGTAGTCAATAGAATGCTCGAGGCAAATGCTAGACATTGTTTTTGTAATATATTAAAGTAATAATATATTAAACTAACTCAATTTTATTAAAGACTAACAACTTTATAATGAGTGATTCATAAACTACAAATTGCAATGATTTAAAATAATTAAAATTGAATTGATTTAAAACAATAAAACTAATATTTATTATTATTATGTCAGCTTTAAATAGCACACTATACAATATTTGTAAAAAATATTGTTCTATTGATTCTACTATTATTGAAGAACGTAATGCGATTACAAATACCAAAGAACTTGTTAATCATATTTGTAATATGATTACTTCTAGATGTGCAGATGATGATTTAACGCGGCAAATTATGTGTTCGTCACTTGGTGGCGGAAAAAAAATGCTAACCGAAATTATTGAAACAAATGAAGAATTGGGAACAAGCAATTTTAATAATGTTATTTCTTGGAAATGGGCCAAAGCACAATTAAAAGTTAATGAACAACGAGATAAAATTGACTCGCTAATTTGTGAGGTAGTGAAGGCAATTGTAAGTGAAACTAATCTAAGTGAAACGACTGTAAGTGAAACGACTGTAAGTGAAACTAATGTGCTAGAAACAAATGTATTAGAAACAACATCTTTAGACAAAACCGAACTTGTGAAAAGCCAACTCGAATGTGAAGCTGATTATTTAGACGTAGTCGAACAAAAAGCACAAGATGATTATGAGAAGTATTTAGCAGCTGTATCATTTATATATGGGGTTGTTGGTGCGCTTATAGTTAATGTTTGTGTTGCGTATTTATATCGTAAATAGAAAACATATAAAAAATACTTATAGAAATAAAAATGTTTTCAATATAAAAAAATTGAATTCTTTTTTTATATTTAAAACAATTAACAACACATTAATAATATGTCTCATACTGACTTTACTAATGACAATAACACGGCTATTGATGCAATTCCACAATATACATTAATGTATGATGTTAAAACAGACGGTCTACGAGATAAAACATATTACGAATTGAAGAACGAATTTAGCGAAAAATTAATTAGATGTCCATGTTGCAAAAAAAATAAAGTGTTTAATATTACATCAAATATTACTAATCATTTTAAAAGTCAAAAACACATATTATGGAAAGAGCAAGTTCAAAATGAACTTATTCGACTTTTTGGACATTGTAGTTCGCCGGAACACATTATTAATGTATTAATTAAAGAAAATCGTTATTTAAAACGGTATGTATCAGAATTGACAGACGAGACGGCTAATTTAGAGGATGTTAGAGATAAGTTGTCAAATGAAAATGACAAATTAAAGCAAGAGGCGCTTAAAAAAACCAACGAAGTAATTGACTTAAAATGGGAAATAAAAAAGGCGGGCATAAAGTATAGCAAACTTATTGAAGAAAACACTAAACTTATTGAAGAAAATGCTAAACAATTATATTTTAACGCTAAATTAATTGCTATTAATAAGAAGCTAATTGCTGAAAATGCCAAATTACAATGTGAAGAAATTGAAAATGAAACATTTGTGGATTGTGATTAATTTATAACTTATAACTTATAACTTATACATAAAAAGCAATTTCATTATAGTCGTGAATGTATGAATAATTTTTTTCATAGTTCATGTTTAAATTCAAATCTTTAGTAGAAATATAATATGATTTAAATAAACATAATAATTGTATACATATGACTTCAATAAGCGCAATTAGACTTTTTAGAATAAGAAGTCCTAACATTGCCAACTGAACTTCTAACATTATGAATTAATAGTACTTAAAGAAAAAAACAGTTCAATTTTTTGTTTTATAAGTAAAATAAACTTACATGCACCCAAAACAAGTAGTTGGTTCTTGTAATCCAATAACCCGAATTACTAGTTCAATAACTAGTGCAATATACAATAATAGCACACATAGAAAAGCAGAAGGAAATAATGAAGGTGGCAACACAAACAAGAGAAGAATAAAAAGGCCCAATATTAAGCATTCAAGTTCTAACATAACTAATATAAAATGTATTAAAAATGACTTAAAGAAAAAAGATTCAATTTTTTTGTGCGGTTTTCTCTATAATCTTATATTATGTTTACTATGCTTACTATGTTTACTATGCTTAATAAGCAAAGTAAACATACATGCAACCAAAACAAACAGCAGTTCCAGCTAACCCAACAGCATCTGCAAATAGTTCAAGAGCAATGAAGATGATGGGACAACAGAACAACAATAGCGCACACAGAAAAGCAGAAGGAAACATTGAAGACGACAAAAGCAACAAGAGAAGAATGAAAACCCAAATAGGCACAACTGCTCCGTTAAAGCTCATTTTTGTATAGCACACAAATAGTGGAAGACTTTTAATATGTTAAAAAATTTAAACATTCAATTTTTTTTAACTATACAAAAAATTGAATTAAAGATTTAAAGAATTAAAGTTAAAGTATATACACTAGTTCAAGCCTCATGGAAGAACCAAAAACATTTATATTGATTGATACAAGTTATTGGGTCTTTTACAGATATTATGCTATTTTACAATGGTGGAATCATGCCAAAACAGAACAACCATTACCAGAAAATCATATTGAAAATGAAGAGTTTTTGGAAAAATTCACAAAAACCTTTTTAGAGTCATTGACTTTATTTAAAAAAAAACTAAAGCTACATAAAGAAAGAATTAAGGGACAAAGTAAGACTATTCCATGTCCTACTATTATAGCTGCGCGTGATTGTCCTAGAAAGGACATTTGGCGAAATAAACTTTACGAACACTATAAAGAAACACGAGCACAAGATAATGGGTTTAATGGCGGCCCGTTTTTCAAATTTATTTATCAGGACAACAATAAACTCTTATATGAATCTGGCGTAAAGCATATTTTACAGTTTCCTAATTTAGAAGCAGACGATATTATTGCGATTGTTAAGCAAGAATTACGCGCAAAATATCCCGATTCTAAAATCTATATTATAGCAAATGACCACGATTATTTACAGCTTCTTGACGGCCAAACTGAAATTATTAATTTTCAGTATAAATTTTTGAAAGAAGCAAAAAAGGTGTTTCCTGAGCCCGAGAAAAACTTATTTTATAAAATTGTGCTAGGTGATAAGTCGGATAACATTAATCCTGTTTTTAAAAAATGCGGACCAAAAACTTGCGAAAAGTATTATGCAAATAAGGAAGTATTTAATGAGGCACTTTTAAAAGAAGCTGGTGCGCGTGAAAAATATGAGCTAAACAGAAAATTGGTTTCATTTACAGAAATTCCACTTGACTTAATCACAAACTTTAAAACTACAAATAATGAAGTGTTACAAAGTTTATGAGTGTTACAAAGTTTATAATATATTATATAAAATTCTTCGCTATACTATTTATATTTTTTAAGATTATTTATTAATAATATGTACTATTAATAAATAACAATGAACAATGACTTTATTGTAAAAGATAGTCTACACTTATCTTTTTTCGTTCAAATAATAACTCTAATTTTTGGATTATTTATTGTTTTTTTAACTAATGTTTCATCGTCTAATAGATTAATAAGAGAGGCACTAATTTTAGAAAACGCCGTCCAAATTATAGAAGGGTCATTTTATATATGGTTTATTTATTTTTACACCAAAAATGTGGATAAAGAAGATATAGCAAAGTATAGATATTATGATTGGTTTTTCTCAACACCATTAATGATTATATCAACAGTCGCATATTTTCAGTTTAATAATACTAAATTGTATGGTCCAAGTGCTAATGCTAGTGCTATTGCTAGTGCTGTTTCAAGTTTATATAATTTTATAACAACAGATATACAAAAAATTAGCGAATTGTTGTTTTATAATTTTAATATGTTGTTTTTAGGCTATTTACAAGAATTAAAGCTTATATCCTTAACAATTTCAACAATTTTTGGATTCTTGTTTTTAGGATTACTCTTTTTAAAAATGTTTGTTTATTATGTTAAAAATAATAGTGCTAATTATTTAATATTTTATTTAATGTTATTTATTTGGTCTCTTTACGGTGTTGCCGCATTATATAAGAATAAGATTAAAAACGCTTCTTATAATATTTTAGATGTGTTTTCTAAAAACTTTTTTGGATTGTTTTTAGCGTATTTGGTATATAATGCTTAAATGCTTTTAATATTTTTTATTGCTTGTTGAACTATGAAACCCACAATAATTGCTAAGGCAAGACTTTCACTATAAATACCTAAACTTGCTGTTAATAGAATAATTAACCATTCGCTTTTGAAATTCTTTATTAAATAGTCATACTTGGCTGTACCAGTTTTAAACGCAATCATAATCATAATACCAATAATTGCGGGCATTGGTATTTTGTTAATAGTACTTGAAAACATTAATGTTAGTGCTATAAAAAACAAACTGGTTGCTCGTGAAGATAGTCGTGTTTTAGAGCCATTTTCCACATTATATTTACTTAGCCCAACAAATACACAGCCTCCAAATCCACCACATAATCCAGATATTATATTTCCAACACCTTGTGCCAATGTTTCTATTAACGGACTGCTAATAATGTTAAGTTGTTTACTTGTATCATCAACCATAAAAATACTCTCAGTTAACCCAGTTATAGCCATTGCAACAGCAAAAGGTAGGACTTTTAAAATATTTGCGCTTGTTAATTCTACATTTGGAACATTAAAAGCAATATTATTTATTTTAGTACTACCTCTGTCGCCTACAATTTCTATTGTTTGTTTAATAGGCATAATATAATATAATATGCTTAATAATACAATAGCACTTAGTGCTCCGGGAATATTAATTTTAATACTTTTTGTTTTATATGATAAATTATACATAAATTTACCAAACACAGTAATGAAAAGACTAATAAGAGAGAATAATAGTGTTCCTGTTAATTTATAATTATCACTATCTTTAAACCAATTTTCTGTATTAGGATACTTAAAATTTTTAATTAGTGATTTGGCTATTAAAACACCTAATGCTATTAAAAACCCAGTCATAAGTGGTTGACTAATGTTTGAAAAATATTTATATAATCCACTAATTCCAAATAATAGTTGAATAAATCCACCGATAATAGCTGTTAAAAATACATATTGTGTTCCATATAATGCTTTTACACCAAGTAATGAGGTTGCTATTGCTCCAGTAGCTCCAGATATAAGAGTGGGGCACCCTCCAAATAGTGAGGTTATTGATGACATAATTGCACTAGAAATTAATCCTACTGACGGAGGAAGCCCTAATAATAATGAAAATGCTATGCTTTCCGGAATTAACACTAAAGCAATTGTAAATCCTGATATTATTTCATTAATAATATTAGTTGGTTCCATATACTATTATATTATATTATAAAATAGAAAGGTTCTTTATTCACAAGTTACAGTAATAACATCAACTCTAGTTTCTTTAATGTTTTTAACACTATTACGTTCTCTAATATAATTACGAATTTTATAATAACTTACAAAAGAAATAGAAAATATTGAAACACAGCTATTAAATATCATTAGTCCATTATTATCTTCTATTCCATATAACACCCAACAAAAACTATGAAGATTGCCTAAAAATAAATAATAAGGATCAAAGTCTGTCACAGATTGTGTCTTATATGTTTTTATAATTTGAGGTAAATGATAAATAACATTTATTACATTACATGTAATAAGAACAACATATTTGTATGTATTATGTGTAGACATACTTCATCTATAAAAATTCTTTATATAACTTTAAATAATTTTTATAAATGCTTTATAAAGACAAAAAAAATTGAATACTAACATTGCTATTTCTTATATAGAAGAAATAAGAAATAACTATGCCTTATAATGTTTTAAAAGATGGAGTTATTAACGAAGAAGAACAAGAAGAAGATTATAACTCTGACGGAACAGAACTTGTTTATTCAAGTGACGAAGAAAACCCGCGTTGCAAACGCACAACCGGCTTTTTAGTTTTTGCCAGTGAAAATAAGAAAGATAAAACAGACCGTACTATAATAAACCTTGGTAGTCCGTCTTCTAAACTTGACCTTGATTGGATGACTCAAATGGGCGAAATGTGGAAAGCTTTGAGCGAAGAAGAACACACTAAGTATGCTATAAAATCAGAGCTTATTAATAATCATTATGCTGAAATTATGGATGTAGAATTGGACTATTAACTTTAGACAACACTAAGCAATTTAACACTTTTTGTTAAGCCAAGCATGTTTATTTTTAATACAAATAAAATTATATCATTGTTTACATCATAATATGGTGCTTCGATCGAACATCTATATTTGTTCATAATATTTTTAAGAGTGTTGTCTAACTCGTAGTTCATATACATTTTTTTTTCATAGTTAGTATCTTTAGTATCTTTAGCATCATTAAAAATATAACCTTTACAATTAATTAAGCCACTTAATCTAACTTGTGAAGTATTTTTCTTTAAGCGTTCAAATTCAATATTTTGATTACCTAATAATGGAAATACAAGCGCCACACTATACACTTTATTAATTGATGGTAAAGCATATGCTGATGCTAATGTTAATGCTAAAATGTTAAACATATAGTAATCATAATTTTTATATTATTGTTTTTAAATGCTTTTTCTATATATATTTTCGTTGTGCTTTGTTTTTTGTTTTTCATATAAAAAAATTGAGTATTACTAATTTATAAACTTAAGAGTTAGCAACTTAGTACTACTATAGTATACATTATGTCTTGTTCATCACTAAACAATTTAAAATCGTTATTTGGACTAAAACCATTTAGCCCATTTACTTATAACAAAGTGACTCTTAGTGTAAAAAGTATTAATGCCTTTAATGTGTCGTCAAGATGTAGCAATGATAAAAATAATAAGCTACGCGAGCATATTATTGGAGCATTAATAAACAATAAAGTTCCTGAAAATTACTTTGTTTTGGCAAAATGGCTAACTATGAAACACAATCTTAGCAACTATATTAATAGCTTAAGCACTAAATGTTATATTAAAGTTGACTGTAAAAACAAGGCAGGACGCGCAAATAATTATGATTTCTTAATTAAACTATATTATACTCAAGACACTTATGATGAATATAAAGTCGAATTTAAATTTAATGCGTCATCGCTAGACAAAGCACCACAATTTGTTTCGCCTATGAAACCGAGCCGCTATTTAAGTTCTAGCTATGAAGAATTTTATTATACAAACTATCTTACTAAATTGGCGCTTAAGGGTAATTTGAAAATGCCACCTAAAGAAGAATATTTGAAGCACGTTCATAGTAATAAGCCTAAATGTATGACTCATTATCAAGACTTATATTATAAAGGTTGTCGTTCTAGTACTAAATTTACGGGTAATCAAGAACATATTGACTTTTATAATTATGCTAAAGAATTGTCTAGCATAAGCATATGTGAATTTATAAAGTCTAACGAACTAAACATTACTATGTTGACCAATTATTTACAAACGTCACAGGCAAACAAGATTTATATGCTTTATACAAATAATACATTTATAAAGCAAATTATTAATAGCGACGATTATATGCTAATAGATGTAATTAAACATTCAAATAGCTATGAATGTATTAGTAAAAGCGGTAAAAAAATCTATGCTTTAATACGATGGAAGAATGGAAACGGAATCGCACTTCCTGCTTTTCAAATATCTTCGGGTTGATTTAAGTAAATAGGCACAATTTTGCTTAATTCACTGCTATTAATAGCACTATTACCAAAATAGAGTTCCACAAATTCGCTAGTTTTACTATTTTCTAAAGAGGCAATAATTTTTTTATAGTGTTTTAACAAGTCTTCTTTAGATAAGTCCTGTGTTTTAGTATATTCAATTGTTATTAAATGATTTTCTACTAAATAGTCATAGTCTGTATTGATTAAACAATAATTAAACTTATAGTTTCCTACACCATAACCCCTATTTACAACAAGCATAGGATGATTAAGACCTTTTTTCTTAATATAATTTTTCTTTTCACTATTTTTAGAAGTTTGAAGACATAGACTGTTATTTTCAATACATGAGCTATATAGCAAGCGTGTATATGAGCTATCAGTGCTAAGCAAATCTTTACATTGATTCCATACCACTGTTCCTATGCTGACTTTAAACCCTAACTGTTCTAATGAAGAACAATTTAGAAGTAAATTTTTCAATTTGCTACAATTAGTTTTACTAGCAAATAGCGTATAGTTAGAGTGTGTTAATACAAAATCAGGATTCAGCTCTGGCTTTAAGTCATTATTTACAATAGTTAAAGCACCATTTAAAGCGCTAGCTAAAGCCCGCTTTCTAATAATTAATAATATTGTGGGTTGTTGGGTTTCAATATAATGCGCCTTAACACATTCAACAATAGTTAAAATTTCAAACAACGAGTTAATATAGCTTCTTGTTTTATCATAATATAAACAACTCAAAAAGTTTTTAGGTAATACAAAACTTATTAGCCCGTTTTCTTTTACTAATGCTATTGATTTAATAATAAATAATATGAAAATATTTGGCCGTCCCTCAAAATATTTATGATAATTTTTAGCAACATTTTCTTTTTTCATTACAAAATAAGGTGGATTACCAATAATTAAATCATAAGTTTCGCTAGTGTCATATTTTAAATAGTCAATGTTATATAATTTTACATTGGCACAATTTAGGTCTTTAATAGAGTCATATATTGTGCTGTTTAATTCTAGCCCTGTGATTTGTAAATGTTTATAATTCTTTAATAATGCGTTAACATATTCACACGAACCACACGATGGTTCTAATACAGACTTAATATTATTCATATATGGTTCTATTAGCTTTATGTTGTCTGCTATAACAGATGGAGGTGTAAAATATATGCCCCCGCTTTGTTTTGTAGTTTTTGATAATTTGCTTGTTAGTTCTTTTGATAAATTACTATAGTCCATAGTGTTAATTAATTATAAATTGTTATTTTTAACATGAAAACATTATATATCAATTTTATAAAAAAAATTTGATATTAAAAAAATTATAAAAATAATGTGTAAGAAACATTTTAATAATTTACAGGCAACTCGCACGTTACAAAACTAGCTTCTCCTTGCGCGTTCCACGAAACAACCAATACAATAACTTCTACACCTTGACTTATAGCATCATTAAAAGCCGCCTTATAAATTGGGTCTAATAGTGAAGCTTGAAAACTAGATACATCAGTTCGCTGAATAACAAAACAAATAATTGGTCTAAAGATTTTTGAATGACTAATTTCAGCCAATTCATTAATATGTTTTAATGCGCGTTCGCTTACAACTTCACCTTTCTTTTTTCTGTAGCCATCTGGAAAATATGAGATTTTTTTATTAATGTCTAAATTAGCAAAGTCACCGTTCTTAATCATCTTTTTGCGTTCCACACTAGATACATCGGCATAATCGGCTAACGGAACATTTTTAACTTCTAGCACAAAATAGTTGCCATGCTCATCAATTCCGACAAAATCAAAACGCGAATTGAGCAAACACACTTCGCGCTTATACGTCTTAATGTGCATCAATGTTTTTAAGTAATTTTGTGTTAGTGCGTTTTCTACTAATGTTTCAGCCAGTTTGGGGTCTATACCAATAAGTTGATTATTAGTAATGATCTGACCACTAATAACTTTTTCTTCGTAAAAATTAGCCAAATAAATTTTGTAAGAGCAAACTTTAGATTTGGATTGCGCACAATTAGACTTCATAGGTGATGCGTAAACATAACAATCTTTTTCGCATAGTCCACAACAACCCAAGGAAGCACAGTGTGCTTGAACGATTGTTCCATCTTCAAGTTCTATATCGGCAACATATGGAGTTTTACACACTTTGGAAGGTCGCGATACAATTTTTACCAAAATTAAATCATTTAACTTATAAAGCATATTATGAAGCATGTTACTGTTTATTTAATATTATTATTATTATGTAAAGGTAATCAATTTTTATTAGCATTGTTATATAGCTTTATAGCGTTTTCGCAATTTATAAAACCGTGCTCTCTTTTTTTTAGTCATATTATTAATAAATTGTGAGTCTGACTTGGTTTTCTTAGTATGTGGAAAAATAGTAAATGGTATATTTATAACCTTAACGGGTTTTTTCGCTAATTGGACCATATGTTTGCGTGTTTGTGGTTTTAAAAACCGCCATATATATGGCATTTTATTATGTAATGTGAGTGCGTCAACACTATTATTGAATTTTTTGGTTTTTTTTAAAATACATTTGCTTTCATCGCTACATGTTGATTTATACTTTTTATAACGACGAGGTTTCCAATTTGACATATTACAATAATTCCAATTTTTTGAGAGATTAGGATAACAATAAGAAGGAGTACATTTATTCATAGTGGCTCCACAAGGAACATGGTCGCACGTTTTATATATTTTACATACCATATTATATAATATAATTTTTTTATTTTATTTTATTATATTTTATTATATTTTATTATAAATTGACTTTTAAAATTTATAATAAAATAGTTAAGACAAAAGTTATATAATTTTTCTAAGCGCGACTATTAACATAGCTAGTAAGTGCTTCGACAGTTCGTTGTCCGCTATATTCATCTATTTTAGCATTATTTTCATCTAATAGCAAAATTGTTGGAAAGCCGGAAATAGAATAACTAGCAATTTGCTCTTGTACTTGTGACTGTTCGAATTTATATGTTTTAATAGAACTAGAATTTGCCGAACAAAATTCATCCCAAATTGGTGTAAAATTCTTACAATGACCGCAACCGTTCATATAAAAATATACAAGTTTTGTTGAGTTATCATTGTTCATAGAATCAACATTTGCGTTTTCAAAATTTTCTTTAAATAACATTTTTGAAGGTAAAACATAATAAACAATAACATATAATAATACTAACACCAGTGCTAAATATATAAGATTTATAGGTTTTTTAACAAATTTTGAAATAGCACCTATAGGTAAAACGTCCTTTAATGCGCGAAGATTTGGTCTTATTATTACGTTATCGAGTTTAGGCATTTATAATATATATAATTATTATTTTTAAAAATAGTTAATATAGTTTAGTTCTAACTTTTTTTGTTCTAAACTTGTTTTTCCTATATTTTCTTGTATTGTGTTTTTTTGCCCTAAACTTTTTTGTTCTAAACTTTTTTGTATTATGTTTTTTACCTCCTTTTGTTGGAATAGGAATATTAGGAAGACCAGGAATATTTGGAACAAGAGGCGTAGTAGTGTCACTTTTACTGTCACTTTTACTGTCACTTTTATTAGTTATACCAGCAAGCTTGTCATATAAATATTTATCCGGAAGACCAACGGCTCTATAAAATAGTTTTGAAAATATACTATCTAATGTTACAGCATTTGATAAACATTCATCACCAATATAACGTCTAGTAAGAGACGGTTTTTTTTTACTACTACTTTGCTTAAATGTTCTAAAAATAACAATAATATTATAAACTGTTGCCTGTAAGCGTTTATCTGTTCTGTCATCTTCATAAAAAAAATTATCACCTATATAGCTTACATTAAATCTTTTAACATGCTCGGTTATAATATTTTTAATTATATCTTCTTTTTTTGAATTATCATAGTTATCATATTTTTTATTTGTCATAATACTATGATATTTGGCTGTTACAGTCTCTCGTTTACCACTTGCTTCTTCAGTTTGTGTGTTTGATGTGTTTTGTGTGTCTTGTGTTGAAATAGCATAAGCAATATATGTATCATCTATAGTTGTGTTGTCAATTGAAATTTTATTGTCAATTAAATTGAAATTTTGACGAAGCAAATATAAGATATTTGCATTTATATTGTTATATTTTATAGTGTCTTTTGCTTTTTTTTCTTCAGGTGTTTCTGTCGTTTCTTTTTTTTTTTGTTCCTTGTGTTGTTCATTATATCTTTTTTGATATTTATTTACAATATCAGCATTGAAAAATAATTCTTGTATTTTATCTACTCTTTTTTCGTTTTTTAAACTATTAAAAAATGCTGCCATGCTATCTGTTTCTTGTTTATATTTAAACTTATCAAATATATACATTGTACTATATTTAGCAAAATCTTTATCCAAATCAACAGGTTTAAATTCGCGAGGTGCACTTAATTTCAGACTTTTAATTTCTAAATCGTCAACTATATAGTGAATTTTAATTATTGGAATATCAATAATAGGAATAGTTTTAATTCTTAAGTAAACATTTATTTTTTTTGGCTTATCATAGTCTTTTTTTACCATATGAATGTATGGTAAATCATAAAACATTATTTCGTCAACATAATACTTTTCTCCTTGAATATTTGTTAAAATTGTTTGTTTTTTTAAATATATATTTTTCAGCAAATACATTACATTATAAAACATCAAGGCATCCATTTTTTCATCATCATCAAAATCGGATGTTTTCTTACTATTATTAATATATTTATAATAGTCTACTATATATCTATTAATAGAATCTCTAGTATTGAGTTGTTTTACTCTACTATTAGTTCCAGAGTTAAAATGTATTAAGTTATCTTTAATTGTTTTAGAATAGTCTTCTTCAGTAAAAATTTTATGGAGTTCCGACAAATCGGTTGTATTGTTCATTAGTTCTTCTACAGCACCCATACTTACAGGTTCTCGTGTATCATTATAATCTTGTTCATAGGTTACTTTTCCATCAGCGCCAGTGTGTTTTTTACTAATATATTTTTTAAAAATAGTTTTAAGATCTTGAATAACTGTATTATCGAGATAATATATATCTCTAAAAATACTGATTTTTTTTTCACTATTATCTGTAAGAATTTTCTTTTTTTCTTCTTCAACTAGTGCGGCTCTTGCTTGATCTGTTAATACCTCTGGATTTTGAGCCGTTACCGTGTCCGCTGCTTTTATTTCTGCTTGTTCTACTTCTGTTGGTTTTGTACTTATAAATAGACCATCTTTTAACCTTATAGACTTAGTATCGTTGACATTATCAATATAAAAAATGTTATTTAATTGGTCTTTCAACTCAATATTGACTTCATACCCCTCTTCAGAAGTTTTCTTTGATCTTGGTGCCATAGTGTTATTTAAACTATATTATATAAATATTAATATTAAAAATAACTAACATTATTAAAAGATTCAATTATATTTAATTTATTGTAATTACTTATTTGCTGCTTGGCTTTCTTTAGTGTTTCATACGCATTGTTAATTTCGTGATCACTAACAATTTTATCATTATTAGCAGTTGTTTGAGACAATTGTTTATATTTGTTTGGTAATATATTATATTTTGATTCTTCATTAAACAAATAATTTGCACATATTATAAAAATAATAGTAATAATAATTGAACTAAGAATATCTTTTGTATTAATAAAAGCTATTGTAAAAATTAGGACTTCGCGAGCAATATTTTTTATTAATAATTCTTGACCTTTTGTTAATTTCAATTCAATATATCGCGAGCCAATATTCATAGCAATCATACACATACCAGCAAGTAGTTTATTGCTATTTAAATCTTTGTTTAAATCACTTAACATATTAAGATAGTTGTATTTTTTTAAATATATGTTGAATTGTTCATTGAATTTTTCGAACATTTTAAACATTATTTAAAATAGTATTGTTATATTAATAAAATATTAATATAATTTATTAAAATTTTTAACAAAAATTAGCAATTGGCTATAATAGTGTTATTTACTAAATAATTCTATTATATTAATAAATAGAGTTATTTAGTAGTTTTTGAGAATAATATAATCTTATTTTTTTATAACAATATAATAATATGATTCAACTAAATCCGGCTCCACTTGATTCTGAGAATTCTAATTATTTAGAATCTAAATTAACTAAAAATTCTAATAAAACTTTGAAAAATAAAAAATCAGTTGAATTTAGTAGTAATACTAATCCTAACATAAAAAATACTGAGTTAGCAAAAGATAAAATAACTACTTTAGGAAATTTAATGTCAAAAATACACGAAAATAATGAGGAAGATGATGAATATAGTAATAATAATAACTATAGCGCAAATGTTATAGATGAAAGTATTAGCAAATCATTAACAAGTAGTTTAAATAGCGAACTAGAGAAAATTCAAAAAATGAGACAAACGGGAAACAATATACCGCACAATGTCTTTTTTAATAACAATGAATTAAACACTAGTCAAGGTCTTGAACAAAATCCTACAAATAACTCTATAAATAATCCTACATCAAATAATAGCAATTTATTTAATTCGACATTATTAGGAAATATAGCAAAAACTGGTGATTTTTCAAATTTTAATGATAGTTATAATTTAAAATATAATCCGTCTTCACAAGGTACTAATTCACTAAATTATGATAATAACAAACTCTTATCAAAATTGGAATATATAATTCATTTGTTAGAAGAACAACATAATGAAAAAACAAATTATATTACAGAAGAATTAATATTATATTTATTTTTAGGAATATTTATACTGTTTGTATTAGATTCATTTGCTAAAGTAACTAAATATGTTAGGTAATAATATTTATAGAGTTAATATATAATGATACCATTTATTATAGCAACATTAGCACCAATAGTAAATTCAATTCAATTATTTCCCCAATTATACAAAACATATATAACAAAAAGCGTAAAAGATTTATCATTGTATTCTTTATTACTCATTTTACTAACTAATT